TCCGCCCTTTTGGAAGGGTAAATGGCGAGGCTTCTTAGCAATTGATAGTATTTCTTCAATATCTAAAGATAAATCATCAATAGTTAAAGGTATGCAATACCGAGCATTTCCTTCTCCATCGGAAGATGCCATATTTACTGTATTAGGCACTCTTCTCAATCTTGTTTTCTGTCCAACTCTTTCATCAAGAGTATTGTCCTTTCCGACCTTCATAACAAGATATGATTTTATTTGCTTAAATAATGCTTGAACATCTCTCATGTCTTTTGCTCTTTTTCCAAACAAAAACAAATGAAAACCACGACCTGAGAAGAAAAGAGTATGTTTATAATTATTTGAAATAACCAATTCCATCACCGCTTTTACATCTCTCCATGCTTTATCCAAATCATCTTCATGTGCATCAAAATCTAAAAAGATTCTATCAATGATTACACTATCCTCAACAGGCATAGTTTCAGTAAAATACTCAAAATCATAAACAGTAGTATATACATTTGTTTTATTATTATGAGATTTTACAAACTCGATATAATCATTCTTGGTCGTCATCTTTTTTCTTCGCATTTGTGGTGCGTTTCTTATTTGACTCCCCGACCAAACCATTCTCGGAAATTTCATTGATATTACCCCCAAAATTAATTGTTGCTGTATTTAATAATTCTTTAATTGTTTCTGCTACTTCAAGTTTTAATGAAGTATAAACTATATCTCCTAGCACTTGATATAATTCCATTCCAACATATGACTCTTTAATTCTAACTTCGTTGGCTAGTTTGAATTTTTCCATAAGAGTTAATTCTTCTGCAAGGTCATTACATAATGAAGTAATTGTTCCCGATAAATCGGCTATTTCATTAAACGACCAATTCCTAGATAATACCTTTTTCTTTATTAGGTCTTTCATCTAATCACCGTTCCTCATCTTTACTTAGAGAAACAAAATTATTATCTCTTGCTATTTGACAACATACTCTAATCTTTTGTGTGGATTCAAGATTCCAAAATTGGTTTTCTTTCCATCCAAACTTTGCTTCAATGTATTTACAAAGTTCTTTTCTATCCATATTGTCAAAATCATCGTCAATCTGTATTCCAAGAATAGGCCCACCTTCGTTTTTTAGAAATGAATCTAAAATAACATAGACTGTTCCCATTACCTTAATTGTCTTTTTAATCATCCATTGTATCATAATATCACAACCATGTGTCCGTATTTGCCGCATCACAAATACCAAAGTAAGAACAATGAGAACAAGTCTTGTAATAAAACTTAGTTTCAAAGTGCTTTTGCTCATAAGCATGAATCAATTTGGCTATGTTATTCATAACAGAAGTCATTGACCTTTTCTTAACAGGTTCAACTGTAATGTGATTAGCGGCTGGATAATACCAACCCCAATGACTAACTTCCATATCCTTATTTAGACCGTTTTTAGCCAAAACTTCTTCAGCGCAGTTTTCAATCATCAATTGATAGAAAGCCATTTCTTGTCGCATAGATGTGGTTTTCCAATCTTTCCAGCCACCTGTCTTATATTCAAAGGGGATAAGTTTCCCATCTTCAATAAATATGCGGTCAATAATACCCTGAAGTCTAACTACATAGTCTTGCTTTAATGGGAATTTTTTATTCACATTCTTAGGTATAGTTATTTCACAATCAAACATTTCTTCATTCACAATAGGCAGATATTCGTGAATCTTGTTTTCAGATTTTGCTGAAATGAATCTCTGTGCTTCAAAAGCCGCTACTGTTAGTGATATATCAAAATACTCATCAACCGGCATAAGGCTTGTTGCATATTCAATTATTTCTGAATTGTTCATTGATTCAGCCTTCTTAATATCAAACTCATTGAAAAAATCTTCACGATAGTTGTGTAAAATAGTTCCTTTACGCATGGCTTCGGTTTGGTCTTGAGGTAATCTCTCAATATAACTAAACTCGTACTTCTTAGGACACCAATTAAACGAACCTAAAGATGATTTACTAATCTTTAGAATTGGTTTAGATGGGTCGTCAAACGCTTCTGCGTCCCATTTGTATGTAAAATCTCTCATTGATTCTATTCTTGCTTTATATTGTTCATCTATGTTCAAAACCATTCCTCCAAACTTGCTTGTACTTTTCCTGTTCTTATTGCAGATAAATCCCAACCCATAGCGGTATAAACCGGCTTGGCTTTATCAACTACTTGATTAGCATAATGTTGCCAATCAGCATCATATCCAGCGAAATCTATTAATTCACTACCTGATATGTATTCTATATGCCTTCTTTCTCTTGTCAAAGGATGCGTATAATAATCATTCACGCCCTTTACTTTTAGAAACAAATATGAATCATCAAAATTAGTGTCATTTCTTTCCCACGCATACAAAACTCCGGCAATACCAGAACCTATTGATGGCTTTTTGCCTTCAAGTGTTGTAAAACGCTTTGTTTCTGCTGAACATTTTTTACATACCCCATGTTCTAGTTTAACACAATCTCTAAGATGGTATTTAACTCGACAATCGGGACATTTTACTGTAAATCTATTTGGCCTCAGTCTGCTTCTTTTGATAATATCCTTTTTATCAATCCTTCCATTAAGGACTGAGTTATATTTATTATGCAAAAACTTGCTGATTTCAGAATAAGATTTATTCTCAACCCACATCTGTAATACTGATGTTTGCACTTCTTTTGCTAACTTAGTTTCACTTACTCTTTTAGCAGTAAATCCTGTCATAGTGAATTTCGGCTTATCTAACCAAACTCCATCCTCCCAAGATACTAAACCAGCATTACGGTTTTTTGTTGTACCCACGCCTAAAGCAGAAAAATACTTTTCAAACTCTAATTGAACAGGGTGTTCATCCAAACCTAGAACATTAGGAAAATGCTCTCTAACGCTTTCTTCTATTTCTTTGATAGCAGTTTGAGCCTTTTCGACTGAATCAATCTGAACATAGATTGAATCTGTATGTCCATAAACTACTTTCATTCTCCTTCCTCCATTTGAAACCTTGTTCCACAAATATGACATTTACTATTGCAGTAAAAATCCCATTCAAAACATCTGTTTTGACAAGTGAAAATAACTTTCATCAAAGTTCACCCACCTTATTGGGCGCATATACTAAATTACTAAAAAATATGTCAGGATGCAATTCTTTAAGTTCCCTTTGCATTTCGTGAACCGCTTTTGCTACAACATACATATCGCCATAACCTTGAGTATAAACATTATCTTTAATTATATCCTCTAAGTTCGCTATTCTTTCTTGTAGCCTTTCTATTCTGTCCACTAACGCTTCATTCTCCATAGTCAGTCTTTTAACTTCTTCATTTAATTTATCTAATTCATATCTATTCATAATATCACCGTTATTATTGTCAAAATGGTTGCTATGTTCACGATATTTACCATCATCAATATCTTATTTGATTTTGCTATCATAGCCAGCAATTCTTCTAATAACTCATTGGTCTTGTCCATCATCATATTAAACACCTAAAGTTTAGATGTGAAGCCTCTATGTATTACTTCTTCTTCATCATCTTGATTTATTCCTTGTTCAATGTCAATAATGATAGCATGACGCTTTAAGTTATTCATCATTTGAAATAACTC